ACTTTCCCCAGACAGCAACTCACCTTCTAACCCATCAGGTGCTGCATATAATCCTTTCTCAATCGCCATCGTTATACCCTCAAATTAACCTTACACGCCCGCCTTCGCGGTAGTCTTCAGGAGTTTCTACTGCCTTACTTCTGTCCTTCCATCTTTTAAAAAACTTTCCCTCTGAAGCTTTATTATTCCCTACACTTTGTCTTGCTACACCCAACGCTGCAATTTGCGTAGATGATATATCCCATAGATTATCAAGGTGATCGTATAGTTCTTCCTCGCTAATCTTACCTTCTCTTATGTCAGGATCTGTCCCAGTCCACGTATTTAGAGCAAGCTCATAGTCGCGTTTAAGTCGTTTTCGTTCTGCGTCGTATTCGCTACCTTTATACTTTGGATCATTCTCAAGTCTAAATAAACGACTTTGTGTAGTTGCAAGGGCAATGTTAGCGGTTGACCTTATTGATTTAGCAACATCGTTATGATTTTGGGATGCCATCACATCCATTATTCTGTTTGCGTATTCGCTCCCCCCATCCAAGTCTTCAAGGTGCTTATACTCATGCGCCCACAGTTGAGGGTTTGCGTTGCGGGCTTGTATAGCATTAACGGTATTGGGTTCGATTGATATAGATTGAAAACCGTCAGGGATATTAGGGTCTCTGGTCTTTATTTGCTCCCAATCACTTCCAATGTTAGTTACCCCTCGGTCGTTAGCGTATTTTTCATCGACCTCCTGAACAGGATATCTTTTAAGCCTAGCTCGGGACGGATCTATTTTAGCCCCTTTAGGCATATAAGGAGCGACTTCTGCTTGAAACTCAGTATCGCCAAGTTGTAGTTGCTGTAGAAAACCTAGTTGTTGTTCTTCAGACATATCCTTTGCCGCTCTAGTAAGGAAGCGTCTAGCCTTCGGCCCACGGCTTGTAATGTATGCTTCTAGTTCTTCGATCATTGTTACTAGTAATACCCGCCCTTACGTTGTTTAAAGTAACGTATCTCTTCCGGTTCATCACTTGGCAGACGAATAAAGCCGCCCTGCCTAAATCGCATTAGTGCCATAACCGTGGAGTCAACCAAGTCATCATGGCTCATAAACGGAAATCCTGCAATCTCTTCAACTACCTCTTCAGCCCACCTTGTTTCAGGAACCCAGCATATACCAGACGCTACGATGTCTGCTACCGAGTTTAACCGCGCTAGTTTATCACCAGAACCCCTGTGAGGGGTATACTCTTGTACAGGTAGCCCCATACGTCTCATCTCCTGATAGAGGGCTGTTCCTGAACTCTTCTTCTCCACAATGAACGCGTCCGGCTCCCACCCAGCGTACTCGTCCATTGCCAACTCTTTTAACTCAGGAAACTCCATACGCTTTTTTATACTGTTTAACAAGATAATATTATAGGCGTCTTCCTCTTCATTCATAAACACCCCCCACGTAGTGAGGGCCGTATAGTCTGCACGGTTATGAGTCTCGGCTGCGGCATCCAGAGACATAATTAAATACTCACAGGAAGGCGGATCTTCAGATGTCCATACCTGCCACCAATCACGTTTGACAATAGACGCTTCCTCTGCGGTCGGCTCCTGTTGATATTGTGCGTTCCACTGGAAAGCGGGCATAGACGCCTTGGTTCTTAGTAACGCCTCCAGATCAAAGAACTCCGGCCATAGGGGTTTCTGTACAGACTCTCCGCTCTCCTTGTCCGTGGTATCGAATATCGCGGGGAACTCCACCACCTCATACTGATCGGCCCGCTCATTATTCGCCATATCCTTGGTGACACGCCCCGTCAGGTCGTCCATATGCCAACGGGTCTGGATAATCGCCACACGGCCTCCGGGCATCAGACGAGTACGGGCACCGAATGTGAACCAATCGTAGGCTTTCGCAAATACCTCGAAATTCCCGTTAATTACGTCCTGTTCCGAGTGAGGGTCATCCACCAGCAACAAATCCGCACCACGACCCGCGATGGATGAACCGATACCACAGGCGTAATATTCACCCCCTACGTTAGTATTCCACCTACCCGCTGATTTAGAGTCTATTGCTAGGCTAACTGTGGGGAACACCTCTCTATATCCCTCTGTGGCAATTAAATTACGGACTTTACGACCAAAATCCACCGCCAGATCCGTGGTATGGGACACCATCATCACCTTTTTATTAGGATTTCGCCCTAAAAACCACGCTGGGTACAAAAGAGACACCAAATTAGACTTGCCATGCCGTGGTGGGATATTGACACAGATTCTATCCTTGCTCCCCTGCTCAATATCCATAAGCATATCGGCCAACAGCCTGTGATGTTTACCTACAATGAAGTCATCCTGCATCCTTTTGCAGAATTCAATCAAATCATCGTACGCTGCTTGGTTTTTTCTCCGCGCTGCCAGCTCATCCACCAACGTATTGATCTCTGCGACCTCATCTGGCGTATAGATGTCCAGATTGTCCAGCATCTGCTGGATTTCTTCCTCAGTAAAGTCTAAGGCTGGCTCGGACATTCTGCATCATCGTCATATTCTTCGTCATCTTCCTCTTCTTCATCAGGAAAACCCAATTCCTCGTCCACATCTAGGGCTTCCCCCTCTAAAATCACCGCATCCTCTATATATTCAGTCGGATTAACGAGTTTTTCGAGCTTACTACGTAGTTTTTCGCGTAAGTCGTCCGTGGATTGGTGGGTAATCGTCACTTCCGACTTTTCTGAGAACAATCCAACGTCTGAAATCTTGCCTAATAGCTCCAAAGCACGTACACGTATACGGGGGTCAGCATTTTCTGACTCTATTAGCAGCTTGTTTGTGACCAAATGGCGTATCTGGGCCGCACTGTCCACCACAGACTGCCCAAATTCCTTCAATATCTGGTTAGTTAAGATAAGTGAGGCGGGTGTGAGCGTTGAAATCTTCTTAGAAGACGCCTTTTTGGAGGTTTTTTCAGGGTCGTCGGCGTAGGCCAATGCCAATTTAGCCGCTCCATCCTTGTCTTCCTTGGTTGGTTCTATATCCAATCCGTGCTCTGCCAATTCTAATGCGGTATTGCAAGCGGCTTCTGCGCGAACCTTTAAGTCCATGTAGGATTCTTCTGGAGAAAACGGAACTCCCAGTTCTGGGACTATCGTTAAACTCATATATGTGTCGCAGGTTGTTAGCCGTTAACGCGAATATATACCAAAAATAATTTTTTACAACTACTTATGGGACTCCAAAGGGGGGTGTTCCTATATATGAGGGGGTGGGGGGTCTGAACTCAGAAAATACCGATTTATTTAAGTAAACTAGTATATCTATGCGTGCAAGGAATCCTAGCTCCGTGGCGGGGGCATAGGGGGGCGGTAGGGTCTACCTGTCAGAAAACTAGGGAACCTGTCTGACCATATGGTAAGCCGTATCAGATAAGGGTATTTAATTGTATATAATGGTAAATAAGACGATCCTATCTATTGAAAAAAACGGATTCCATGCGATAGTGGGAGCATGAATCGGATGGCAGACCTCATGCCATTTCGGCATTAGCTGTCGTAAAGCCGATTCATACTATAGGAGGTCATCTCAAATGAGTGATCAACAAACCAGCGTAATGCAGAGGGTCGCTGCTCTGCAACAGGGAACCATTTCCGAAGCTGTCACGATAGCTGTTAAAGAGATGGGAACGACTGCCGGTAAAGCAGACGCCGCTAAAGAGAAGCTATATCAAGCTTGTCTAGACAACGGTGTTGGCTCAATGGCTTTTCAAGTTGCTAAGAATTGGACGGATGCTGAAAAGCAGAACGCCCACAACCTAGCACGGATGACCATGTTTGCGGATGCTTGTACAGCACGCGGCAACGTCATCGACCCGACCACGGGAGAGAAGACATTTCCCAAACATAATAAGTATGGGAATGCCGGTAAAACTTTCCTGAAGTTTCCAACAGCAGACGAAAGAGAAGCAAATCTCACTCCATCCGAGTGTGTGATGTTCGATAGAGTCTACAATGGAACAAAGGGAAACCAAGGCGTTAAAGCTAATCTTTATTCGATAATGGTTAGACTGCAACGAGACGAGATTAAAGAACTCGCCGATACCATCGCCTCTAACTGGAAGGTCATCAAAGACCCTAAAGCAACAAAGAAGGCGAAGGCAGATAACCGAACAATACTGGATGAAAGTACTGAACGGTTGTCAGCTTACCCTCTTAGTCAGGTTCAAACGATTATGGGAAAATCAACTCCTAAATCTTTAATGAAGAAGTCTAAGAAGTCCAAAGAACAGGACGCGGAATCAATCAAAACACAGGTTTTGAGGGAGCTGGGAAGTGTTCGGGACACAACAGGGGAAGTAATGGAGCCTTGGTGGTCTGAAATTGTGGGGATGGAGGATGAATTGAGAGGTGAGTTACAAGCTCTACTCGAAAAGGAATCCTTTTCAATCTCAACCCTGCGGGATCTAGTGTTCAGCCGGTACGGTGTGCTAGATCAGGATGATGGGTCAGACGACTCATAACCTATAGTTAACGGGGAGCGCCCTTGGCTCCCTATCCTTAAACAGGGGGTGCCCTTGACCCCCACTACTCATAGGGAAATCAAATGAGTAATAAAAGAGACCGACATGGATGGTCAAACAAAAGGAAGAAAGCCACTAGGTATTCTGCCTTTATGACCAAGAAAGCTGAAAAGCAGGAAGAGAAAGCCTTGAAAAAAATAAAGAAGGTGCAAGATCGGAAAGCTAAGAAGCGTGACGCAGAGCATGAGGCATACATGGAAAAAGTAGAGCGAATAGAGGACATGGTGTATGACCCCTATGACCCCTGCTTCAATCCGTGGCATATATACAGCCCTCACGCTGTAAACTACTAAACTAAATCGGGGGCGCCCTTGGCCCCCACTACTTAAGGAAATAGGATGAAAGATAGTATATGGTTCGCATTAACTTCTTTGATAGGGGTTGCTGGCATTAGCTGGTTCATATGGGAATACCCACAACCTGAGAGCATAGCGTATGTTGTATTCTTAGCAGTATGTGGTTTCGCAATTGGATTCCCTGCGGGGTATTGGTATTGTGATTCAAGATACATAGATGTAGAAGATATGCCTGACCGTGAGGCATATGAACTACGGATTGATCTTCTCAAGGAAAACCTTGAAACCCTGAGTAACCAACTCACCCACGCTGAACTGGATGAGTTTGAGATGCGCGAACATGAACACGCGCTACGTAACTCAGACGGTAAGATGATCTAACCAACCAGAGGGGTGGGGGCTTCGGCTCCCTTCCCCCCCTTTTGAAACC